CAGTAGATTTGGGAAGGCACCCATTTCCTCAAAGAATATATAACCTCTCTTACCTCTAAGCTTAGCTTCATCGTCCTTTGAAGATACACCCATTACACTATTGAGTGAGCCTTTCTTTCTGCCATACTCATCCAAATATCCCATCTGCCAGAACATTTCATTTGATGAGTTTCTCAGTCTTAATCTTGGAAACTCTGTGTTCTCTGACACAAAGTTAATCATAGGTTCAAACTTTGACAAAGTACCATCCTTGTCTGCCAAATATTCCTTTTGATAAGCAGTAAGAATAGTTGTCACACGCTTACGAACCTCATTGCTTTCTCCTAAGATTAGGTTCTTAGCCATCATGGATGCCAGAGTATATGACTTTGAACATCCTCTTCTAGCCAGTTCAATAGCATGGTTTCCAGCTTCTCTAGCCTTATGAAGGTAGTGGAATCTTAGATAAATTCCTTCCCAAGTCTCAGGGAAGTCCTCAATTCTGTCTGCTTTCCTCTTACCCTCTGTGATTCTAGTAAGCATGATAGGGCAATAATTCATGTACCAGTACATGTACCCTGTTATCCACTCTCCATCAGACTCTCTAACATAACCCTCTCTACACCTTCTCTTCTCTTCATCTATCCATTTCCTATACTCACTATTTGGATTAGGATTAGGTCTTAGGAATGTATAGCAGTTAAACTCTTTGTAATGAAGAGCAGCTGGTCTAAAGTAATCCATATTCTCTAAGATATGTGGGTTCTCTAGGTCAACTATTATCCTGCCTTGGTCATCCCTAGGCATGTCTTTTGCTCTTCTTCTTGTAGGACTTATCAGGTTCTTAATGTACTCTACATTCTGAACAAAGTCCAATAGTTGTTCTGCTACTTCATCAGGTAATGAAGATAAGAAGTCCTTGGTTATTTCAGTCTGAAACTCATTAGTGGGTATATAAAAGTCATCCCTTAAGTCCACCCTTGAAATTCTCCAGTTACATAGTTTTCGTATGCACCCTTATTAGTACCAAGTCTTAATGCTGTGAAGAAGTTCTTTAGGGCCATGAGAGCTATTTGCTCCTTTGCTTCCTCTAGTTCTTCTACCTTGCAAGGCATTGTGTGGTGTATTGCAATTACCCTGTAGGATGCACCTGTTTTCATATTAAAGAACTCAATATAAGCATGGAACATCTTAATATGTCCCATACCTTTTTCCACTCCAATACGATATATGAAGTGCCCTAATTTAGGGGATAAACCCTTGGCTCTTCTTTCATCTTCTAGGGTGTTATTCACGCAGTTTAACACATCGTTAATCTTCATCTTCAAGTAGTGCTTTAGTTTGTGAACCTCTTGCCTTAGCCTCAGCAATGATGTCCTTACTTAATGTTCTCTCTGCTTCATCTAGGTCTTTAGCTAACCCAGGAATTTGCTTCAGAGTTGCTGTAATAGACTGTAGAGTGTGGACAGGCTTACCTTTGTCGTCCCTCTCATCAAAGTTCATGTCTCTAAGCTCTTTTCTAAGCTTGTTTACCACATACCTTGTGTCTTCCAGCAGTCCAGCTGATATGGGCTTAAAACTCTCATAGAAGGTTAATGCCCTCTTAATAACATCATCTGGCTTCCACTTATCAGGCATACCTAGCCCCTTGATAATTTCTTGAGACCTAACCTCAGGGTCAACAAGGTATTGGTAATCGCTTCTTGGGTCTCCCATGAAGTAAATATAGGCTAGTTCCTGCTTTGCCATTGACTTGTCCTTATGCTTATCTCTGTCATAGACAGCTTTGAATGGGGCAAGCATAATAGCTTCAGGTTCTATAGTTACCTCATAGGCTTCATATTTGAATAATCTAATCATATTACAAACAAAAAGCCTACCAAGGGTTCCCTCAGTAGGCTGTAGGTTAGACAATTATTTTCCTCTCAGGGATAATTATGTTACTTTTTTCTGGCTCCTTTTCATCATTCCACTCCTCTATTACAAAGTCAATGTCTTGGTCTGTAAGGAGTAAATGAGATATATGGTCTAACTCAATCACATTGAAGTTGTAGGAAACTACAGGGTTATCTGTGATAACTCCATCTTTGAGTGACCCAGGCTTGTGCTTGTATTGAGCATATCTCTTTGGGTTAATACATACTAGGTCTCCTACTTGTATCCCTCTTACCATTGGTCCTACTGCAACCACTTTCTGATACTCTTTCAGACTTCCTACAGTCTTAATCATGAGTCCTCCTTTCTTTACATCATCCTCAGTGTATTCGTCCTTGGTGGTTACTAGATAGTTGGCCATTGGCCTAATCTTTATTATGTTCAGCATACTTTTCTTGTATTATTTTGTGTTTCTTTTTGATTCCTATGTACCTTTCATAGGTGCAAGCTAGCTTACCTAAATTTGGTATATTGAAATTAGTTCTAAGCCTACTGAATGTTTCCTCATCCATGTCTTCCTTTAGAGGAAGCTCCTCTATGGTTTGTCTAATGAACAGCCAGTAGGCTTTGTATGATTTTACCACTACATCAGTTGGTAGGTTCAGCTCTCTTGACAATCTATCAATTGTTTGTTGCATTCAGGTCAAAGTATAATAGTAATTGAAATGTTTGGTCATCTGCCTTGATGTTCTTAGGTATGAACTTGGGGTTTATCTTACCATCCACAATCACACCTGTCTTTCTCAATTTACCAAGGATAACTTGGAAGAAGGCATCTGACACATTGCAATCAGCCTTTATCTGGCTCTTGACATCATCACTCATTACTATTTTGTCTAGTAGAGTGTCGTCTGTCACAGACTTACTTAACTCAAACCTTGCCTTTATGAAGGCAGCTACAACATCCTTTTCTCTATTAGTAAGATTATGAAGAGGAGTTAAGAACTCAATCCATATCCTAAAGAACTTGCCTTGTAGAGATGTAGGGATTCTAATCACATTGTTAGCCCTTCTTGTTCCTACCATGTTAGTCCTCCTTTGTTTCTTCCTTAGTTTCCTTCTGAGGATTCATAATCTCCTCAATTCTTTCTATCACAGACCTGATGAACTCAGGTGAGAACTTATCTGCATGGTCAAGACACCTAATTGCAATCTCTACCTCCTTTAGACTATGCTCATAAAGAGCCTTCTTCAACATCTGATTCTCTTGGAAAATCTTCTTTGCCTGCTCTGTAGTCTGAGCTGCATAAGCCTCAAGTTGTTCATAAGTCAACTTAGGTGCATTCTGAGGAGCACCATCCTTCATGTTTGTCTTCTTCTCTGCCATAATGTTAATATGTACTATTTAGATATGTAAAACCATGCTTTTTCTTATAGAGTTGTTTCCACTCTTCAATACTTGTCTGCTCAATGACTGTACATCCACAGTCATCACAGTAACAAGCTTCCTCCATTCCTACTACTCTCATCACCTTTAGAGAGAGACACTCTTTGCAGTAGTATACTGGAATGTTATTGTATTCTTCCTTAGGCGACTTTTCTGTTTTTGTGGGTAAATTACTCATATGGTCTCTTCTTCATATAGGTGATATTACCCTTCTTAGACTTGATGTTCTTGAATGGTCTCTGGGGGTAAACTTCACCAAAGATTGATACATGTCCTCTTCTGATTGCTCTTCTGATGGACTTAAACTTTCTTACTCCACTGTAGTCCCTCAAGTGTAAGATGCCCTTCTCAAAGTCCTCTATCACCTTGTTGTAGTTTGCAATAGCAACTTCATGTATCTGCTTTCTAAACTCCTCCTCTGATATTGGCTTTGTCAGCTCCTTTTGTTGCTCTCCTTGGGGAAACAGCTCCTCCTGAGTTGCCTCTTCTGTTGAGGCTTCCGTTACCTTTCTCTCGTCTTCCACAATGTTTATGAATAAAATACTGCTACATATTGACCCTCTGTGTTCTGAAAGACGTTAATAACATCTTCTCTTTGTACTTTTAAGCTGTTAAGCTCATCTAGAATACCCACTAGGGTATCAGAAAAAATTGCATCTATTGTTTTC